CTGTTAAGTATGTTTCGACCATTATATTTTGGTAGTATAGTATCAAAATATATAATATTCTTGCAATGTAATCGAAAAATTGAATTGATATGAGATTAATATAATTGCATAAACATTATGATTACTACTATTATTAGGAACAAAATTTTGGAACAAATTAATTTGATGGATTTTCAAACGGTAAAAGAATATAGCAATTACATCTTAGGAATTGCCGGAATATATCTATTATGGATTTCGGTCCATTATATAACCCCACATTTGTATGTATATTTCTGTGTTCCACCTACGATTATTGGGTTGTTAATGTCCCCATTCACCTCAACCATGCCACATTGTCAAGGACTGAGATGGTTGTTGTACACAAGTTCAGATAGTATAAAAGCAATGTGGTTTGTATTAAGTGCGTGGTGTTTTGGGAAAATCCAAAATTATATGACAACAAGCGAAAAGAATATTTTGAATACAGAAGAAAATGAGGAAAATGAGGAAAATAAGGAAAATAAGGAAAAATCGAAATAAATAAAAATCGAAATAAATAAAAATCCATTCGTCATTTTTTGTTGTTACATTTGATACGACGGGTAAGAATCGATATCTTGTATATTTTTTATATCGGTATAAGAATCAATAGCATATTTATTAAAATAAGGAAAATCTAATTGTTTTTCGGGTCTATGATTATGAACTGTTCGCGCGATCATTTTATATAGTTTGAATTCTGGATATCTATCCTCGCCATTTGATTTATATAGAACATTTTTATTATTATCATCTTTGCACCATCTATCAATAGTGTGTTGTAGTTCATTCATATCGTCAGATTCTTCATCTTGAATAATAAAGTCATATATAGAACATCCAAGACGACATAAGTCAAAACTACAGTTTGGTTCGAGTAATGGTTTCGAAGTATTCATAAACGGTTCGCAATTATATTGTGTAGCTGCATCTCCACCTGGTGCAAAACTGTCACTGCAAAATGTGTTTCCTTTGAACTTATAAATCGCGCGTCCAAAATCAATCATTTTGAAAATCTTGCCGTGAGTAGGAACAGAATAAACGATTTTATTATATTTATAATATAAATGTGTGATATCTGTATTTACGTACATAATATTATTTGTATGTAGGTCATTATGTGTAAAAGAAAACATTTTTTGGAATGTAATAAGTATCATGACAATTTGAAATAATGCGCTTGATATCAGTTCTTGTGAAAGAACGTGTGTTTCAAATAATTCATCTAATGTGCCGTCGCATTTTTCAAGGCATATTAATTGAACCGGAAATTGATTTATGTATGCGTTTTCAACAATAGTTGCTTCTGAAGATGAATCCGAATGTTCCGAACTATCAGTTTCCCAAGATGATTCTTCATTGTTTTCTTCATCCTCGTCTGTGCTGTAATTTAATTCACTATCATTAGAACTGTCATCTGAAGATACAGTTTCGATTTCATCATTCGTTTGTTCGTTGTCAGACGTATTTAATTCTACAGAGTAAATCGTTTCAATGGTGCCGATATCGTCATTGTCAATAATTTCATTATTAAATTCATTCTCCATTTTTTCAACCAAATTATCGATATTCATCTCATCACCAATCTCTAATGTGGCTCTATATTTGCGCGAACCATCCGTATCATTTTCATAATCATTGTTGGTTAGTTGATACATTGTTTGATTATAATTGAAAAAAGTAGAAGTATGTAAATAATCAATATCGTCCGAAATATCCATTTTATATTTGTTTTGAATACCTAGATAACTTCCGTAAAAGTCTATTCCATTCACAAAATTATGATGGTTTAGGGCAATGCTTGATAAGAAATTAAAAAAACAATCTACATAAGCGCAATTATTTACATCATTGAATTTCGGTAAAACGTGCGTTTCATTGTTATTCACTGGATAGGAGGGTAAATTTGATAAAATATCGGTGTGTTTTTCATATTTCCCAATCAAATATCTAATCGGGTCGACCAGTGGCGAGAACTTAATAAATGTTTGTTTCGTTTCTCTCTCTGATGTATGTGTATTTACAACAGTATTCATATCGATAAAATGTTTTTTATGATTGAACTGAATCGAATTATAGTTGTTTTCAGTGAGTGAGAAAAACGTGTTATATGTAGGATGATAGTTTTGCAATTTGCTAATACGAAATGGGTTATAGTCAAAATGATTGTCTTCAATCGAATAAATATAATTATCTTCTAAATATTTTAATGCCGGCAAAGACGTTTTGTAATAATTCAAAGAATGCGAATCCATAATAAGAATCGAATATAGTTTTTAATACCATATTATTATGAAATATTAAACCCAATTACTATGTAAATGCGTAAGAATGATATTTAGGGAAATGTAGTACTAATATAAAGATGACACTAGAATTAAAAAAATTCAATATGCGAGATATTACATTCAAACCGGAGGAGAATAAAGGACCAGTAATTGTGCTGTTAGGACGTCGTGATACAGGAAAGACATTTTTGATAAGAGATTTATTATATTATCATCAAGATATTCCGATAGGAACCGTGATGTCTGGCACGGAAGCTGGAAACGGATTTTATGCGGAACACGTCCCTAAATTATTTATTCATCACGAGTTCTCTACAGTTTTGGTAGAGAATGTGTTGCGTCGACAAAAACAGGTCCTTAAACAAGTTAATAAAGAAATAAAACAGTATAATAAAACAAAGATAGATCCGCGAGCATTTGTAATTATGGATGATTGTTTATATGATTCAACATGGACGAGAGATAAAATGATGCGTTTGTTATTTATGAATGGGCGTCACTGGAAAATTATGTTAATTATTACAATGCAGTATCCACTTGGTATACCGCCAAATTTAAGAACGAATATCGATTATGTATTCATATTAAGAGACTCCTATCTTTCAAATAGAAAACGAATATGGGAAAATTATGCTAGTATGTTCCCAACATTAGAGGCATTTTGTGGAGTAATGGATCAAACCACCGAAAATTACGAATGTTTGGTGATTAACAATAATTCGAAATCTAACAAATTATGTGACCAAATTTTTTGGTATAAAGCAGAAACCCATCCACCTTTTAAATTGGGGTCAAAAGAATTTTGGGAGTTATCTAAAAATATGGGTTCGGATTCTGAAGATGAAGAATATGATCCATCGAAAGGAAAGAAGCGGTCTGGTCCAGCGATTAATGTGAAAAAAACAAAATGGTAAAAAAAACAATATATACATTTTTATTTTATTTTTTTATCCTGGTCCACCTTGTCATATATCAGTTGCGTTTTCCAATGCGTAAAACTATCCTCATTTGGACTGGAACAAACACATAAACTTACGCAGAAATGTCGACTTTGAAAGATACTCATCGTGTGACTCATCGTGTGATTTGTATTACTCTTCGTGAGAGTTTGTTTCAAAGGTCGTGTTACCCCGATTTGAGGCGCACATTACCCCCTCCCCCCGTACACCGGTAATATCAACTGCCTTGAATCCGTGGTGTCTGGACGCGGACCATTCAAGTACAAACCCGATATATATTCGCATTGCATTTATTACGTCTAAGGAATAATATAGTTATCTTCATATGTAAGGTATTTATTAGTTATAGATGTTCCATTTATCCCGATTTGTGTGCATCTTCCTATATATCCATCTAATGAATTATCGTATTCATTACCATTACCAGGTACGCTCCAACAATCCCACGCGTTTACGAGTAACGTATCGTCTAAGTTATGTTTAATATCTGGATGCTCTAATATACCAGGAAATAATCCCAAATTTTTATATTTTAATAATGGATTTCCTTGTGCTCCCATAAACATGATATTTAAATCAGGGTATAGTTGTACTACTTTATTAAATGTAGGTATCCATATATTTTTTTTAAAATTAGTTGGACCTCCACTCCAATATTTTGCGAAATTATTAGCACCAATTAAACTCATAACAATATTTTTTTTTTCCAATTTTCGTGCTGTTTTAAATATTAGATTAAATAACCGGTTATAAAATATCTTACAATGTTTCGTTTGTAAAGAATCATCTCCTATAAATGAATCGTCTGTATTTGTTAAATTAAGATATGTTTTATAATCGTGTTGTTCCTCTGAATCAAAAGCTAATCCGATAGCATTTAATATATGTATTTTAGAGTATATGGGTCCATCGGGAACTTTAACAACAGTCGGAGTATATACAATAAAATTAGGC